AAAAGAAGGTGGTACAAAGTTCCTTTATCCAATGTCAGAGGTACTATCAATAGAGCCTAATGAATTACCATCCAAGTATAAAGGTATAGTAGCTAGGCAGATTGGAGAATCCTCAGATCAACAGCCTATAGTAGGTAGGAAGAAAAAAGATTACCCTACTAAGGAAGAGTGGCAAGAAGCGCATGGAACTGATCTTAAACAGAAACGAATTACTGAAGTAAAAGAAGCAGCAGCCAAGTTACAGTCAGGTTCTATGTCAGTAGAGGACTATGACAAGGTAGTAGAAGAGTTCTTCCCTATAAAACCTATAACAGAGATGCCCGAACTACCTACCTTACGGGAGATTGATTTTTCCCTAAAACCTAAGCAGGTGGATACAGGCATAATAGGTGCTACCAAGTTTATTGAAGATGGTACTATGGTAGCCAGCCGCTTAGACATAAATGCATACGAGAGATATGATACATGGGTAGTTAGTTTACATGATGGTAACACTAAAAGTGGTCTATCTATAGGTCATGGTCAGACTGCTGTATTGAAAGATGTTAATTTTACTACCATTACTAAAGCTGCCGTTAATATTTCTCAGTCAAAAGGTAAAGCTACTATAGCCCGTATGCAGGGAAAGTGGGAGAACCAAGATCCAGAAGAGGTCTATGCTAGAGCAAAGGCATTACTAGATGATCCAGAATCAGGTTGGGTGCAGGTAGGATACAATCCCTTTAGGCATAGCTACTTCTATGATAAGAACACTACAATGCCCGTTGCGTCTGCAGAAGAAGTAATACAGGTGGGGCCACTCGTATTAGCTAGGGGAGTTAAGTACAATTCAAAGACTGATCCTATATATGCAACTGAGGGTGGAGGATTCTATAGTAGTGGAGGTATGGTTGAAGAAGAGATGGAAGCAATGGGCTTTGCAAAGGGGGGTGATGTAGATTCCTCAGAAGCCTTTGGTGACCTAGAGTTTAGAGCAGAGTTGGACGAGCAACTATCATGGAACGCCTTAGCTAGATTAGGCTATGATCCTAAAGCAAGTAAGGTTCAGAGTTCTAAGGGTATAAAAGAATACATAGGGCGTGATTCAGTGGCTCAAACATTCTCAGGTGATTGGAAAGATGATGATATTATAGAAAACATGAGGAACAATGGGTATACTTTTGATGAAATAAAAAAAGCTAATGTTAAGTCTGGTGATGTATTAATGACTCCTGATATAGCATTACAACCTATTTGGTCGCACGAATTTACGCATAGAGGGATGGACATAGTAAGGAAGAAAGCTAAGGAAAACCCCGAAGCCTTTGCAAAAGAATATGGCAGGGACGCTACAAGGTTTATTCTACGAAACAACGGAAGAACTAATGAGTTAGGAACTGAACTGTTTGATGATATTGAAGCACGAAAAAAGTATAAGTTAAGGGATGGAGTGGAATATGCCGTTGGCCCTACCTATGATGATTACAGAAACAAAATTAAGAAAGACATAAAAGATGGTACACCCATTGATAAAATTTATGGTGCAACTAAACATATGCAACAGTTAGTTAGGGCAGCACAAGATATTCTTACTGAGAGAGGGGAGCCAGAGAAATACGTTAAACCCGAAACATCCATATGGGATGATATAAAATCATTAGTAAACTAAGTAGTATTAAATTTATTTAATTAATAAGGAAAGTAATTATGGCAATCCCATTACTAGTATACGCAGCAGTCCCCATAGTAGCCCGATACATTGCTAAAAAGGGTATGGCAGCAGCAATGAAGAAGTTCACAAAGAAAGCTATTAATGCAGCAGCTAAGGAAGTATCAAAGGTTAAGGAAAGTGGGCGTGTGTTAGGTAAAAGAGCAGATCGCCTAATGAACCCTACTCAAAAACAGAAGAATATAGAAAGTCTTACTATGAAACAAAGAGCAGCCGACAAAGGAAAAGTTCAAGGTTTTGCTACTGGACTTGGAACAGGTGTTGCAGGGACTACTGCTGTTACATTCGCTACTAAAGATCCCACGCCTAAACGCAAACCTAAAACATCTAGCATGACAACTAAAGGTAAGTCAGAGAAGCCGCCCAAGTCTAGGAATACAGTTAAGGACAAGCCTAAAGCTTCAGCATCCAAACAGGTTAACCCTAAAGACTTTCCTACATATAAGAAGGATACTAAGTCAGCAGGTTCTTTCCGTGCGGCTACTACAGCAGCTAAGAAAGCAGGTAAGAAAACATTTACTTGGGAAGGCCGTAAGTACAGCACCAAAGAGAAGTAAACTCCACCCAAAGAAAAGCCCCATTGCCATCACTAGCTTTGGGGCTTTTTAATGCCTACTCCTTAGGCGGTGTCCATCCTTGATCTATCAAAGCTTGTCTGACTGCCTTGTCTTCTAGCTCTACTATCTTGTTACTCATAGCTTCTTCTATGCCTTTCATAGTTACACCTGATACTAACTCAAGTGAACCATGATCTAAGTTGAAGCTAGGTCTAACAAATACTTCACCTCTGAACACCCCTGTCTCTTCTGTCATAATGACAACTCCTTGACAGTACAGTAGTGCAATGCAATACCTGTGCCACTAAATGATTTCACATGCACCTCCTGCACACGCTGCCTCACCTGATAGGTCAGTCTCGTCCTCTGCCTCTATCACCTTGGTCAAGTCAATCTCGTTAAGGCTACTCTCTAACATGTTGAATCGTTCCTCAGTAATATCCTCAAAGGGTGCTTGTGTATAAGTACCTCCGTTGTATGGTAGTACAGCAATGCCATTGAAGGTATTACGATTCTTCCACATCCACTCACCTACGTCAGGCCATTCATCATCCTTAACAGAGATAGTGCAGCTTACATTGTGTGAGTTCTGACCTTCTCTATGCCCTGTCTGAACCCAATCCGTGTTGAATAGACGTACACGTTCAAGTAGATCCAAAGCATTCTCTGTGCGTAGTATAGAGCCTTCTGGAGCCTTCTGTGGTATCTCTACTACAGCCTGTTGCTCAGGGTTAAAGTACTCGTCCTCTATCAACTCAGGGTGGTGCTTGGCTAGGTGCTGGTAGAGTGCTTCATTCTTTCCTAGTCTCTGCCTACGAATGTAATAATCATTATGCCAAGCATGGATGCCACTACTTGTACCAAGTACGCAACTAGAGGTGCCTGATGGTTTGACAGTAGTACACCTAGCACTGACATTAATATTAAGAAGACCAGCAACACGCTCATTCTCTTCTTTAACAATCTCAGCCGCTTCAGCGAGGTCATAGGATAGTATAACGCCAGAGCCAATTCCAGTTTGACCGACTCCAATAAGTGCGTCACGCTCTGTGGCCTCTTTCCATACATCACGGAGATAGTGGAAGTCAGTGTAGCCAGCTTGGAGCGTACCGATAAGAGCAGCCGCTTTGGATCTTTCATTCAAGTCCTCCTGTGAGGTTATGTCACTTACATTTAACTCAACTAAATTGCAGAATTGATACGGGCGTAACCCGATTTCGCAACATGGATTCGTCCCCCAATCTTTATCATTACTGAAGTAGACCCCAGGCTCTCCAGATCCACTGGCTTCAACACGCTCCCACAGCTTGAGGAAATCATCCTTGGTAGCACGATGCCGTAGGATAACAGCACTGTTGTTAGCACGACCACGCTGAGGGTTGTCTATGTACCACTCACCTGCCTTACATGCCATCATATCCAGATCATCCATGCTGAACAGGGAGATCAATGCTGCCCTACGAATACCACCAGCCAGTACTGCATCTGCAATGTAGCACATAAGATCATGCACTTCTATTGTAGTAAGGTTACGGCCTAGTGCATTGTCTAGCACCTTAGTCAGTTGATGAATGCAATCCTTCAATGGCTGAGGGCCAGGTGCTTTACCACCAGAGGTAATCAACATAGCACCTTTGGGGCGTATGTCACGATAGTCAAAGTCTACCTGCATCTGTCCATGAAAGTAAGACTCCATAAGTACCTTCACTGCATCTGCCCAACCTTCAATGTTGTCAGACACTAGGAACCTACGCTTACGTTTCTTAGGGCCACGTACTTCTGGTAGCTGAGTAACATGGTGACGCTGTACTGAGTAGCCTACACCTGTGCCACCTAGCAGTAAGAACATAGTCTCACTAAAGGCTTCTGTCTCTGACACTGGCAAGTAAGCACAGTTAAAGATTCGGTTAGGTGCTAACTCTATAGGTGCGCCACCAAACTGTAGTGAACGCATAGAGGGTAGGGCTTTCTTCTCATACACAAACTTGTAAGCAGATTCAATATCATCCACCATGTGTGGGTACTTACGCTTGTGCATGTCTTTGTTACGGGTTACTAACTCTTCCCATGTCTCACGCCTTTGGAGTGAGGGGATATACTTTGCATACTTAGAGAAGACTGTTATGTCGCTAAGTATCTTGTTTGATGTTTCCATTTGATGTCCTGTTAAATTATAGGGCTGTACAGTTATACTGATAATACTACAAATGTCAAGAACTTTATCCCCAAATCATAGTATAAATAAATAGACCTAGCATAACTACTATCATTACATATTCCACTATGCGGATACCTCATTAAAGTTCTTCATAAAGTGATGCATCTTACTCTCGTATGTATAGGCAAACTTGTTCTCTTCAAGCCAATCCTCCATACATCTACGTGTTCCATCCTTACGCTTCTGTGCGCCAGGAAGTGATACGCCTACTGAATGTAGTACAAATACGATAACTGCAAGGGGGTTAGACCTCCGCACATGAATGTACTTATCCATTTCATGCCGTGTTCTAAACCTACCCTTAACCTCAAACCAGACGTTACCCATCACCCCATCGGGTGTGTACTTTCTATTCTCTACTACCTCGTATGATACCTTGATTGGCTCATAGTCTATGTCCTTCATAGGCCCATCGGAAAACAACCTAAACTCTAACCAAGATCGGTAGGGCTTAGGCTGGTCACGATTCATTGCGAGGTACTCAGTCCATGATTGATAAGGCTCTGGTGGCGTAACCTTACAATCAAGGCCGCAGGTTTTACCTAAGATACTAGGCGTTACCTTGCGGTGCTTGGGCTTCTTTGCTTTCTTAACAGGGTAT